GTGGTGGTAGTAAAGGCGGTGGAGAATCTGGATATGGTGGATTTTGTTTTGATCCAAATACTCTTGTGCAAATGGCTAATGGTAGTGAAAAGAAAATTAAAGATATTCAACTTGGCGATGCTACTAAGGGCGGAGAAGTTACAGGTGTATTCCAATTTAAAGCGTCTGATGAAATACATGATTACAAAGGTGTTACTGTTGCAGGTAGTCACTATGTTAAAGAAGATGGTAGATTTATTATGGTTAAAGATAGTCCACTTGCAGTTAAGATTGATAAGATACCCGTTGTCTACTCACTAGATACAACAGCAAGAAGAATCTTTATTAACGATATTGAATTTGCTGATTACAATGGTGATGGTGTTGCTAAAAACTTCTTAACTAACGCCGGTGTAGATTTAACTGGTTTTGATACTGAAGTATTAAGACAAGTTGAACACAGGTTAATTTAAAGAGAGGCGCGGACTGTGGCTAAACTAACAGAATTTGGAAAATTTGTTTCAGTTCAAAAAAGTCCGGATACAGGTGAAGTAATAGGATATAGAGTAAGATCTCGTAAAAATAATGTATTTAAATATTTTGGTGTAAAAGAATTTGGTACACCAGAAAAAGCTTTAAAAGCAGCCCAAAATTTTTCTTCAACAGCTTTAAAAACAAAAGTTTTAACTTCAGATAATTATTTAGAAATAAGAAATCAAAATAAAGATTTATCAGCTAAAAATTTTACAAAGTATTTAAATAAAAAAACCGATTTTGTACCTGAAAGAGGATCTAAATTTACTAGAGATGGTATTAAACAATTAGATAATAAATTAAATTATAAAAGTCCTTTTATTAAAACAAAAAAAGAAATACCAGAAAATACAAAAACAAAAATATTTAATGAATATAAAACTCAATTAAATAAAGGCGAAAGAAATCTTTCTGAAATTGCAAGAAAATATTTTCCAGACGAAACTCGTTATGCTCAAAGTCATTTAATGAGAAATATTTTAGTAGAAAAAGGTGAAGACATATCTAAATTTAGAAAAGTAAAAGGTCCTAATTTTGATGAAATAAAAGATAGAGGCTCAAGAGTAAGAAGAGAAAGATTAAATGTAGGTAAAAAAGCAGCAGGATTAAAAGCCGGTAAGTTGTCTGATGATTTAGTAAATAAAATTAAAGCACTTAACAATGATATTTTAAAAATGTCGGATACAGAAATTTTATCAAATCAAAAACTTATTAACTCTATGAAAATAAATGCTAACGTTAATAATTTAAATAAAGGAATTATATCTTTTGATAAATATGATGATCTTTCTAATGAAGAATTAATTAAAAAAATTAGAGACAGAGCTAAAGCAGGAACTTTTTGGCAACCAGAACATATATCAAGTGTTCAAGGAAAAGCTAAAAATATTTATTATCCAAATAATCTTCAAGCTGCTCCAGGAAATATGGGAGCATTTATGGAAAATTTTAAAAAAATAGCATCTAAAGATCCTACAAATCCTATTATTAAAAAAGGAGCAACAATAGATAAAATATTGTCAGACTATAATATGACAGTCAGAGATAATAAAACCGGAGTTCGATTAGGATTTAAAGATGTAATTGAAGTAGACCCTGTTACTAAAACATCTAATATTATTTCTTCGAATGCGGAGGCTTTAGGAAATAAAATGAATATACTTAAAACTATTGGCAAAGCAAAGACCGCAATCCCCGCTGCGATAATGGGTGGTATGATGGCAACTGGTAATGAAGCAGAAGCCGCTATAACTTATAATCCAACTATTGGTTCAATTGTAAAAACAGGAAGTGATGATGTTGCTTCTCAATCAAATCTTTTAGAATGGGCAGCAGATAATCCCGAACCACTAACTGTAGCTGGTGCAGTAGGAGCAGCAGGTATGACAAAACCCGGCAGTGCATTATTAAAAGGTTTAATTAAAACTTTAGCAGCACCTGCAGGAATAGCTACAACTGCTATGACAGTAAAAGAAAATATGGATCAAGGTGAAAGTTTACCAGAAGCATTAGCAGATCCTATGGCTGGATTAGGAATGATGGGAATTGGTGCAGGTAAGTTATTAAGAATGGGAACTCCTATTGGTGCAGCCATGACAGCGGCAGGATTAGGAAAAGACTATTATGAATTTGCACAAAATGAGATTGAGAAAATGAATCAAATGAGTGATTACGATAGGGGAATATACAACGATATGTTGATGGATGACACCAACATTGACTTTTAACAAAACAACTGATACACACCTTTCAGGTGTTGAATCAATCAAGAATAGAGGATAGAATAGCCCATGGCTGAAATAGACAAAAGTTTACCAAATAATCCAATTGAAATAGATCTTCCAGAGGAAGAAACAGTAGATGCTACTGAAGCTGTTACTGATACATCAATGGATGGAAAAACAGAAATTGAAATGGAAGAAGATGGTAGTGCAACTATTAACTTTGATCCAAATGAAACAGATCCTGAAGGGGGTCAAGACCACAATGCTAACTTAGCAGAATTTATAGATGATCAAGATTTAGATTCATTAGGTTCAGAACTAATGGACAAGTATAAAGATTACAAACAATCAAGACAAGATTGGGAAGAAAGTTATAAAGAAGGATTAAGTCTACTTGGATTTAAATATATAACTAGAACAGAACCATTTAGAGGTGCAAGTTCAGTTACTCACCCAGTGTTGGCAGAAGCCGTAACACAATTTCAAGCACAAGCTTACAAAGAATTATTACCTGCAGAAGGTCCGGTTAGAACTCAAATTTTAGGAGATATTAATGTTCCTAAAGAAGAGCAATCTAAACGTGTTAAAGATTTTATGAATTATCAAATTATGGATCAGATGAAAGAGTATGAACCAGAGTTTGATCAAATGCTTTTCTACTTACCCCTAAGTGGTTCTACCTTTAAGAAAGTTTACTATGATGATCTTTTAGGTAGGGCTGTTTCTAAATTTATACCCGCTGACGATTTAGTGGTGCCGTACTCTGCTACCTCATTAGAAGATGCGGAAGCTGTAATCCATGTTATACGTATTTCTCAAAATGATTTACGTAAACAACAAATCAATGGCTTTTACAAAGACATTGATTTGGGAGAACCGCCGGTTACAGAAAATCAATTAAAACAAAAAGAATTAGAATTAGAAGGCATTACTCAAAATGGTAGTGAAGACATGTACACAATTTTAGAAATGCATGTCAACGTAGATTTGGAAGGATATGAAGATGTGAATCCTGAAGATGGTGAGCCCACTGGAATTAAACTGCCTTACATCATTACTATGGATGAAGCGAATGGAAAAATTTTATCTATTAGAAGAAACTTTGAAGCAGAAGATCAATTAAAAAAGAAAAAAGATTATTTTGTACATTTTAAATTTTTACCAGGTATGGGTTTTTATGGTTTAGGTTTAATTCATATGATTGGTGGTTTATCACGTACAGCTACTGTTGCATTAAGACAATTATTAGATGCTGGAACTTTAGCTAACTTACCTGCTGGTTTTAAAACTAGAGGCGTTAGAATGAGAGACGATGCACAGCTATTACAACCTGGTGAGTTCAGAGATGTAGATGTACCAGGTGGAAATATTAAAGATCAGTTTATGCAATTACCTTTTAAAGGTCCTGATGCAACACTATTACAATTAATGGGTATTTGTGTTCAGTCTGCTCAAAGATTTGCAAGTATTGCAGATTCACAGGTAGGAGATATGAATCAACAAGCTGCAGTTGGAACAACAGTTGCATTATTAGAGCGTGGCTCTCGTGTAATGTCAGCAATTCACAAAAGATTGTATGTTGGTTTAAAATCAGAATTTAAATTACTAGCAGAAGTATTTAAAACTTATTTACCACCAGAATATCCTTATGATGTTCCAGGTGCACAAAGAAATATTAAAGTTTTAGACTTTGATGACAAGATAGATATTCTACCTGTTGCAGATCCAAACATTTATTCTCAAACACAAAGAATTTCTATGGCTCAAGCACAATTACAACTTGCACAATCAAATCCTAAAATGCATAATATGTATCAAGCGTATAGATCTATGTATGAAGCGTTTGGTATTAAAAATATAAACGCAATTTTACCACCTCCACAACAACCACAACCAATGGACCCAAGTTTAGAACATATTTTGTCTATTAGTGGTAAACCTTTTCAAGCTTTTCCTGGTCAAGACCATAAAGCACATATTGATGCTCATTTAAGTTTCATGTCAATCTCTATGGTGCAAAATAATCCAATGGCTATGATGGGTTTACAAAAAAACATACTTGAACACATTAGTTTAATGGCACAAGAGCAAGTACAAATAGAATTTGTTCAAGAAATGCAAGAATTAAAAATGATTCAACAACAATTAGCACCATTAATGCAAAATCCACAAATGATGCAACAAAATCCAATGGCTATGCAAAGTCAACAACGTATAAAACAGATTACAGATGCTATCGAAGCTAGAAAAGCAGTGTTGATTGCAGAAATGACTATAGATTATGCTAAAGAAGAAGATAAAATTAGCAGTGAAGTAGGTGGTGATCCACTACTTAAACTAAAATCTAGAGAATTAGACTTAAAAGCTAGAGCTGATCAAGACAGAAATTCAAATAATGAAGCTAGACTTGATTTAGACACTATGAGAGCTATGATGAACGACCAACAACACGATGAAAAGCTAGAACAAAACGAAGAATTAGCTGGACTACGTGCAGGAGTGTCAATTGCTAAACAACAAATGTCAGATCAAAGTAAAAGACACGATTTCGGTAGAAATTTTAAGAAAAATTAACTATAATATTAACAAGGAGAAACATTATGAGCAAAGATTGGACTAAAGGTTCAGGTTTTATGAATAAAGACCCTAAAGTTGTAAAAGAACTAGGAGCTGGAGCTGATGGTTATGCAACAGGCGGAGTTACTATTCCTATGACGAGCGGCACTAAAGCAGAAGTAGTTACTGTAAAAGGAACTAAAGCTTTAAGAGCTGATAAAAAACCTGTAAAAGCTACTTGGTACTAACATGTGGTTATCGGCAATTAAATTAGCCGTTTCTGCTGGAAGTAAAATTTATGCTAACAAGCAGAAGACGAAAATAGCTATGTCAGATGCACAGC